GGAGGGAGCTATCGCGGTGTGGACAGCTTACGGAGACTCTATTCCTATCGAGGGATTAACTGAGTCAATCAATGAGACCGCCCAGGTCGGAAAAGTAACCGGATCCCTCGCGGACGCTCTTAACTGGGCGGGTATTTCTGAGGACGAATTTAACAAAAAGTTAGAGCGTACTCGCAATACCCAGGAGCGGGCGGATCTCATCGCTAAGACCTTAAATCGTACCTACGGAGACAGTAAAACAACCTACGACGAATTATCCGGAAGTATTACCGACGCGAACCGGGCGGAGTTGGAGTTAAAGGATACTCAAGCGGAACTCGGGGCGACAATGGAACCGGTAAACACGGCAATGACAGAACTTAAAAACAAAGCTCTCGAGGCGATTTTACCGATTGTAAAAGACCTCGCCGGAGCGTTCCTCGACTTGTTGAATTGGTTAAAAGAACACCCGGTCGCTATGCAAGTTTTGACCGCCGTAGTGGTTACTCTTACGACCGCCTTTACGATACTCGCGACCGCTCTCGGGATCCAAGCTCTTATTAACGGAGTCACAAAGGCTTTCAGTGCTTTAAATCTCACGATGTTAGCTAATCCGGCTGTACTCATTACGACCGCGATTATCGCTCTCGTCGCGGGATTTATTTATTTGTGGAATACCTCCGAAGAATTTCGGGAGTTTTGGATTGGTTTATGGGAGACGTTAAAATCCGCGGTAAGTACGGCAATTAAAGCGATTGGCGATTTCTTTACGAATTTATGGAACAGCATAAAAACCGGTTGCTCCAATGCGATTAAATCGGTCAAAGACTTTTTTAAATCCTTGCCGGAATGGTTCAAAAAGACTATTGTCGAACCGGTGAAAAAATTCTTTACGAATTTATGGGACTCTATCAAAAACGCCGGATCGAAAGCGGTACAAGGTGTAAAAAATGTATGGTCGTCCGTAACAGGTTGGTTTAATAAATCGATCGTCTCTCCGATTAGTAATTATTTTTCTAATATGTGGAAAAAATTAAAGTCCGGAGCGTCTGAGGCGTGGTCTGGGATCAAAAACGTGTTTTCTAACGTGACTACCTGGTTCCGTGACAAGTTTTCCCAGGCATGGGGAGCGGTGAAGAGTATTTTCTCTACCGGAGGACGAATTTTCGACGGTATTAAAGAGGGAATTACCTCCGCTTTTAAAACGGTCGTTAACGCGATTATTCGAGGTATTAACAAGGTTATCGCGATTCCGTTTAATGCAATCAATAAGGCTCTTACGAAAATCCGTAACGTGAGTATTGCGGGATTTTCTCCTTTTAAAAATCTCGGTAGCGTGAGCGTTCCTCAGATTCCGTTATTATACCGAGGAGGTATCCTTAAAAAAGGACAGCTCGGTTTATTAGAGGGTAATGGAGCCGAGGCGGTAGTACCTCTCGAAAAGGAAACAGCGTGGATAAACCGGATCGCTCAGAAAATGAACGATTTCCAGACTACTAATCCGGTAAATAGCGATCTCACTTTAAAAATGGACGAAATGATTCGAACCATGAAAACGATGAAACAGGCAATCGTATTAGATACCGGAGTCCTCGTAGGTGAAACCATTAACCAGATCGACGCCGGTCTCAGTAATAACTATACACTAAGGGAGAGGAGGGTTTAATGTATGAGAGGCGTGTATTTTGACGATTTTCATACTAATAACGATTGGGGGTTAATTCTTAACTCTAAAGAGTTGGATCCTCCGGCTCCTAAAGTGGTAAAGGTAACAGTAGACGGGCGGGACGGAGATCTCGATCTCTCCGAGGCTTTAACTGGAGAAATCAGATACGAGAACCGGGAGGCAAACTTTACGTTTTTAGTTACCGAGGGATCCCACTCCGACCGCGAGTATATGATTAACACAATCATAAACGAAATACACGGGAGAACCCGCAAAATTATTTTACCGGACGACCTGGAGCATTATTTAATAGGTCGGTGTATTGTTTCCGGAGTGGAGAATTATAACGCATACGGAACCTTTTCCGTAACCGCGGATTGTGATCCTTACCGGTATTCGATTTATGAAACAAAGAGGAGTATCGATTTAACGGATACTCCGATCGAGATTGCTCTCAGTAATTCCGGGCGTAAAACTGTGATTCCGACCGTAGTCGTTAGTGATACGGCGAATATCACTCTCGGAACTACGAGCGTATCTTTAAGTAAAGGAACCTATCAGATTCCGGCGTTAAAATTAGCGAGCGGAGTAAGTACAATCATCGTATCCGGTTCCGGTAACCTGGCTCTCAGTTACAGAGAGGCGGTGATCTGATATGTTTAAGATTTTCGCAGATAACGAGCTTATTTACGATAGCACTCTTACGGATTATGTTATCACTAAGGGACAAATCACAAAAGAGCTGAATAAGTCCGGTCAATTTGTATTTACGATTTACAGCTCTCACCCTTACTACAATAAGATTCATAAAATGAAATCGATTATTACGGTCTACAAGGGCGAGAAAAAGGTTTTCCGAGGACGTATAATTAACGAGGTAATCAGCTTTTACAAGGATAAAACGTTTACTTGTGAGGGGGAACTCGGATTTTTTCGGGACTCAGTACAGAGACCGTTTGATTTTAACGGAACTCCGGAGGATCTGTTAACTCAGTTTATCGAGAACCATAACTCCCAGGTAGGAGAGGAAAAAAGGTTTTTGATTGGCGAGGTTACGGTAGTAGATCCAAACGATTATATTACGAGGTCAAACAGTGCTTACGAGTCCACCTCCGACAATTTATATAGTCGCCTGGTTGATTCTATGGGGGGTTATCTCTTTATCACTGAAAACGAGACCGGCGATCGCGTGATAAATTGGTACGAGGATTCTCCTTACCGGAGTAGTCAGAAAATCGAATTTGGATCCAATCTTTTAGATTTTACACGAACGAACCGAGGAGAAGATATCGCGACCGCTATTATCCCTCTCGGTGTGGAAACTGAGGACGAGAACGGAGTAAAATCCCGCCTCACAATCGCGGAAGTAAATAACGGAGTCGATTACGTGTTTAACCAGGAGGCGGTAGACCTCTACGGTTGGATTTATCACGTCGAAACATGGAACGATGTAACAATAGCCTCGAACCTTAAAACTAAGGGCGAGGCTTTTCTTGCGGAAAAAATTAAACAGAGTATCACGATCGAGCTTTCCGCAATCGATCTTTCCCTCATGGATAAATCGATTGATGATTTCTCTCTCGGAGATTATATCCGGATTACGAGCGAACCTCATAACCTGGACGACGATTATCTCCTCCAAAAGTTGACAATCGACCTTTTGAAGCCGGATAACGATACAATCACTCTCGGGTATACGTATTCATCGTTTACCGATAGAACCTCCGCTCAAAAATCTACGAGCGAGAGTCTTGTTAAAACCGTCGAGGTCATTAACAGCACTTACGCACAAAACGCGACCGTAGATACTGAGGTCGAGAAACTTTTATCGTTAATCAATCAAACGAGTACAAGTATTACCGCCGAAATCTCCGCCGATTACGTGGCGAACGATCAATTAGTGGAGGCTCTCGGTACTTTGTATACTCAGCTTAACGACCTTTTCGAGTTTAAGTTTACGAGCCTCGAGAGTACCGTAAACGACCACGATATCGAGAACCGGAGAGCGTTCCGGGAGATTACGAGCTATATACGTTTCGAGGACGGAAATATTATCCTCGGAGAGTCCGGAAATGAGTTAACAGTAAAGATTGAGAACGACCGGATCGCGTTCCTGGAGGGTGAAGTCGAGGTCGCTTATTTCAGCAACCAAAAACTTTATATCACGGACGCGGAGATCCTGGCGTCGCTGAGGATTGGTAATTTTGCTTTTATTCCGCGAGCAAACGGAAATTTAAGTTTTAAAAAGTTAGGAGGTTAACCGTATGGCTACCAGTGGAGCGTTATCGACCTCGAACGATAACATTAAATATAAAATCACGATTACGCAAAATAGCCGTAATATCGCGAATAATACGAGTAGCGTAACGGTTAGCGTCCGATTTTACAGAACAAACACCGGATATACGACCTACGGATCCGGTACAGTATATTGTAAAATCAACGGAACCACTTACTCGGATAGCGTCACCTCGAGCGATAAAATCACCTCGAGCGGGATTGTTCTTTTTTCTAAGACCTTAAATATCACCCACGACGCGGACGGCGGTAAGAAATTAACCGCGAGTGCATGGATTAACCATGATCAATTTACAGCAAAAGAGCAGAGTTATAGTGAGGAACTTACAACGATTCCGAGAACTACTACTCCGACCGTAAGCGATAACGATATTGACCTCGGTACGAGTATTACAATCTCGACTCCTCGAGCGAGTACCTCGTTTACTCATACTCTTAAATATTCTTTCGGAGGCTCTACCGGGACAATCGCGACCGGTGTAGGAACGTCGAAAGCGTGGACTCCTCCGGTATCCCTGGCGACCAAAATCCCGAACGCTACGAGCGGAAAATTAACGATTATTTGCGAAACGTATTCAGGATCTACAAAGATAGGTTCGAAAAATATCGTTATTACGGTCCGCGTACCGTCCTCGGTCGTTCCTACGATTAGCAGTGTCGCGGTTACGGATACTAATTCCGCTCAGTATGAGAAAATGGGAGGAGTCGTTAAAGGAAAGAGTAAGTTATCGGTTCAGATTACCGCCTCCGGTTCCCAGGGTAGCACGATCTCGAGTATCTCTACCACTGGAGGAGGTAAAACTTACTCCGGAGCGTCCTTTACTGTTAACAGTGTCACGACCGCGGGGACTTTAACCTTTACGGTTACCGTAAAAGATAGTAGAGGGCGGAGCGTCAAAACCACGAAATCGATAAACGTAGTGGATTATGAAAATCCGGTTATTACGAAATTCTCGGTAATTCGTGCGAACTCGGACGGTACTCCGAACGACGAGGGTAGTAACTTATTGATTACCTACGGATTTAATATTTCTCCGATAAACAATAAGAATGATAAGAGCTTTACTCTCTCTATGAAACCGGCGGACGGTACGGAGTTTACCACGTTATTAACAGGGAGCGAGTATACCGCGGACTCTACTCTTATTCCGGCGGGGATTATTAACTCGGATATGACTTATACGATCCGATTAAAAGTCTCCGATTACTTTAAGAGTATAACTCACGATATCGAGGCTCCTACCGCTTTTACCCTGGTAGATTATCACAGCTCCGGAAAAGGTATCGCGTTCGGTAAAGTCGCCCAGGAGGAGGGACTCGTAGATTTCGGACTTAAAGCGAAATTTAATAACGGCGAAAATCCGGAGGGAGCGATCGCGATTTTATCCGGTACGGATATCGATACTCTCACCGAACCCGGATATTATGTTTTTTCGAGTCAAGTCTCGACTACTCTTAAGAATTTACCTTTTACGACTTCCGGATCCGGTAGTATTGAGGTTATCCGCGAGGGCGAGGCGAACCAGGTTCGACAAGTGATTACCCGATGTTCCACTAATCGCGAAATATGGGAGCGACTCTATTACTCTAATACGTGGCAATCCACGCAATTAGTATATAAAGGCGGAAACCGTGTTTTATGGACAGGTGGTTATTATATGACGGCTACTCACAAAATCGCTCTATCTGAGTTAATCAGTAAACAACCTAATGGGATCGTATTAGTCTTTTCGGTAATCACGAGCGGAACGGTCGAAAATAGCGGATTTAACAGCTTTTTTGTATCTAAGCACTCTATTTCTCTTCATAACGGAAACGGACACAGCTTTTTCCTTACCGGTTGGGGAGGTATGAGTTTATGTGGATACAAGTATCTCTATATAAACGACGATAGTATCGCCGGAAACGATGAAAACAATAAAACCGGGGAGGTGAACGGGATTACTTTATCAAGTAACCGATTCGTATTACGGTACGTTATCGGAGTGTAACCAATTAACAGACAAAGGAGGATAATAGGAGGAATGGAATTTATGAGTAAAATGTTTAATACTTTTTCTATCGCCGGCGGAATTGCGGGCGGTTTTTTGTGTCAGTGGTTAGGCGGTTGGGACGTGATTCTTAAGTCCCTCGTCGCTCTCGTAATTATGGACTATATTACCGGAGTTTTAAAGGGGATCTCTACAAAAACGTTATCTAGCTCGATCGGATTTAAAGGTCTGATTAAAAAGATTTTTATTTTCATCGTGGTAATGTGTGCGTATGTCGTTCAAACCGTATTAGGAGACACGCTCCCGCTCCGGGAAATCGTGATCTTCTTTTTTATTTGTAATGAGGGGATCTCATTACTCGAGAACTCGTCCGAGTTTGTACCAATTCCGGCAAAGTTAAAGGAGACGTTAATCCAGTTGAGAGACAAGTCCGATAAAGGTGAAACGATTTCCAGAAAGTAAAAGGAGAGGGTATTATGGGTAAATACGCAAGCGAAGTAATTAAACAGGCGAAAGCCTGGATCGGAAAAAAAGAGTCCGACGGATCCCATAAGGTTATTATCGACGAATATAATAACCATAAACCATTAGCGAGAAATTACAGAGTGACTTATAACGACTCCTGGTGTGCTACCTTTATCTCAGCGGTGGCGATCAAATTAGGATATACGGATATTATTCCGACCGAGTGTAGTTGTGAGAGAATGATCGAGCTTTTCAAAAAAGCCGGTTCCTGGGTTGAGAACGAGAACCGTACTCCTAAGCCTGGAGAGGTTATTTTCTACGATTGGCAAGACAACGGAAAGGGCGATAATAAAGGTTGGTCCGATCATGTGGGATTCGTGGAAAAGGTATCCGACGGAAAGATTACGGTTATCGAGGGTAATTCCTCCGACGCGGTGAGAAGAACCTCTATCGCCGTAAATGGTAAGTATATCCGCGGTTATGGTGTACCGAAATACGACACAGAACCGAGCAAGGTTAAAGTAGAAACTCCGGTCGAAATGTATCGCGTTCGCA